ACAATTATCTTCAGACCAGTTCAAAATCAGATTATAAATAAGAAAAAAATCATAGATGAGTTTGGCATACATCCAAATAATTTTGCAATTTCTAGAGCTATTTGCGGCGACAATAGCGACAATCTACAGGGCGTCAAGGGCGCAGGATTACCAACAATAGCCAAACGATTTCCCTTCTTAAAAGAAGAAAAATCTGCAACTTTTGATGATATCTATTCACACTGTTCAGAAAACAAGGGCAGCGTTAAACTGTTTGAAAGTATTTTATCTTCCAAAGATGTAATTCAAAAAAATTATAAACTTATGCAGCTATATGCGCCGTCTACTCAACCAAGCGTAAAACAAACTGTTCGTGATTCTTTAAAAGAATATCCACAAGAATTTAATAAAAATGAAGTTCGAAAAATGTTGATGATGGATGGAATAGGTGAACTTGATTGGTCAGATCTATTTTCATCCATGAACAAGATTACGGCTACTTAAAAAGAGCTTGCCACCGCTCTCAAACCGTGGTATGATGCATTCATAATTGGGAGTCCACATAATGTCCGCACAGCAAAATGAAAAAGTTGATTTTTCAAAATTTGGTAAAAACTTTCAAGAAAAACTTGTACATTTAATGTTCCGCGATCGTTTATTTTGCGACCAGATGCGCGAAGTAATGGATCTTAATTTTCTAGAAACCTCACATCTGCAAGTATTTACACGCAAAATCTTTGAGTATAAAGATAAATATCAAACTCATCCATCTGAACAAACAATGGCTACCATTGTGCGTTCTTCACTTGAGACAGAAGATGAATCAACTCAAAAGCTTGTGCGTGAATATTTCGCACGAATTGTTGCTGATAAAGAAATTGAAGATGCAGAGTTTGTAAAAACAACTGCTCTAGATTTTTGCAAGAAGCAAAAGTTGAAAGAAGCAATTATTAAATCAGCAAAACTACTACAAAAGTCCGCCTCCTATGACGAAATTAAGAATGTTGTTGACAGTGCTATTCGTTTGGGTAGTGACAATAATTTCGGTTATGATTATCAAGTTGATTTTGAGAAAAGATTCGAATATCATTCGCGGAACGCAGTTTCCACGGGATGGAAAGAAATAGATGATATTACTGGAGGAGGTCTTGGTCGTGGCGAAATGGGCGTTATTATTGCAGGTACTGGTGGCGGTAAGTCCTTTAGCCTTGTGCATATTGGTGCCAACGCTATTCTGTCTGGCAAAACTGTAGTTCACTACACTCTTGAGTTGTCTGACGTAAGTGTTGGCAAGCGCTATGACAGTTGTATTACTGGTATTGAGCTTAATGCTCTAAATACCAATAAGGATCGTGTCTTTAGCACAATCAAAGAACTTGTAAAAGGCAAATTGATTATTAAAGAATATCCAACTCGTACTGCAAGTGTTCTTACTCTTCGTAATCACATTATGAAGCTTAAAAATGCTGGAACAAACGTTGACGTAATTATTGTAGATTATGGCGATCTTCTTGTAACAAAAAATGGTTCGGGGCAGAAATGGATCGATATGGAAACTATTTATGAAGAGTTGCGTGGTTTGGGTCAGGAATTCCAATGCCCAATCTGGACTGCCTCTCAAGTAAATCGTAGTGCTTCAGAGTCAGAAGTTATTACGATGGATGGAATTGCTTCAGCATTTAGTAAATGTTTCGTAGCAGATTTCATTTGTTCAATGGCTCGTAACTCCAGTGCAAGAGGTGGAAACTCGGCTCGTATGTATGTAGCGAAAAACCGCAATGGTCCTGACGGCGGCATTTTCCCTGTTTATATTGATCTCTCAAGAGCCAAGATTGAAGTACTAGCAAAAGCAACAGAAACAGTTGATTCTGTGCGCGAGGAATCTTCCAAGCGTCAAGCAGAATCTCTAAAAGAGAAGTATAAAAAATTCAAAAAATCATTTGAAATAGATGAAGAAGAAGAGGATTAAAAATGGATGTTTCACAAAAAATTCTAAGCGACATTACCCATCACATGAAGTATGCTCGCTTTCTCAAAGATGAGTTTCGCAGAGAGGTTTACGAGGATACTGTGCGTCGAAACATGAACATGCACATCGCCAAGTTTCCTGAATTAGCTCAGGAAATTCAAGATGCTTATAGTTATGTTTTTGATCGCAAAGTATTGCCATCAATGCGTTCAATGCAGTTTGGTGGGCGTCCGATTGAGGTAAATCCAGTCCGTATTTTTAATTGCGCGTTCTTGGCAGTTGACGACATTCGTGCCTTCAACGAGATCATGTTTCTTCTTTTGGGAGGAACTGGTGTTGGCTATTCAGTGCAAAAGCACCATGTCGAAAAATTACCTGAAATTCGCAAGCCAAACCCCAAGCGTACTCGTCGCTTTTTGGTTGGTGACAGCATTGAGGGATGGGCTGACTCAGTAAAAGCTCTGATGCGCTCTTATTTTGAGGGCGGATCAAAGGTTGTATTTGATTTCCGCGACATTCGTCCAAAGGGAGCAAGGCTAATTACTGCTGGTGGTAAAGCACCCGGCGCACAGCCATTAAAAGAGTGTCTATTAAAAGTTGAAGGAATGCTGGAGGGCAAACAAGACGGTGACAAACTTGAACCAATTGAAGTACACGATATTATCTGCTATATCGCGGATGCCGTATTGGCTGGTGGAATTAGACGTTCTGCTCTTATTTGTCTCTTTAGTGCAGATGATGATGAAATGATCGCATGTAAATCAGGTCATTGGTGGGAAACCGCTCCACAGCGAGGTCGTGCCAATAATTCTGCTGTTATTTTGCGTCACAGAATAACAAAAGAATATTTTATGGATATATGGGCACGCATCAAAGCATCTGGTGCTGGCGAACCCGGCATTTTCCTTACAAATGATAAAGAATGGGGCACAAACCCTTGTGCCGAGATCGCTCTTCGTAGTAATCAATTCTGCAATCTATGTGAGGTAAATGTTAGCGATCTTGAATCTCAAGAAGATTACGAGGCAAGAGTTAAAGCTGCCGCATTTATTGGAACACTTCAGGCAACTTATACTGACTTCCATTATCTGCGCGATGTTTGGCGTCGTACAACAGAAAAAGAGGCTCTACTTGGTATTGGCATGACTGGTATTGCATCTAATAAAGTACAAAAGCTTGACATGAAAAAGGCTGCAAAGGTTGCCGTAGAAGAAAACAAGCGTGTTGCTGGTATACTAGGCATTAACCCCGCTGCTCGCGTAACTACAGTAAAGCCTAGTGGTACTACTTCTTTGATCTTGGGCACTAGTAGTGGTGTCCATGCTTGGCATAACGACTATTACATTCGTCGTATCCGTGTCGGTAAGAATGAAGCTATCTACTCCTATCTACTACAAAATCATCCAGAGTTGGTTGAAGATGAATATTTCCGCCCACATGATACAGCAGTAATTTCTGTTCCACAAAAGGCTCCAGAAGGCGCTACCATGCGAACGGAAACAGCCCTAGAAATGCTTGAGAGAGTTAAAGACGTTCATAACCGCTGGGTAAAAGCAGGGCACATTAAAGGTCAAAATACTCACAATGTTTCTGCAACAGTTTCAGTTCGTCAGGAAGAATGGCAAGAGGTTGGCGAGTGGATGTGGGAGAATAGAGATTCTTATACAGGTCTAAGCGTTCTTCCTTATGATTCAGGAACTTATAAACAAACTCCTTTCGAAGATTGTTCAAAAGAAGAATTTGAAAGATTATTTTCTTCATTAAAAAATGTGGATTTATCACAAATTTTTGAGACAGATGACGAAACAAACTTACAAGCAGAATTAGCTTGTGCTGGTGGCGCTTGTGAAATAAAATAATCTAAGCATCAACATTAAAACTGGACTATTTATTTATATCTTAAGAGGATGTATTTAAGGGTATAAAAAATGTCCAGTTTTAATATTAAACGCCGAAATTTGGTAGACGTAAACCAAGCAGGTATCTCTACTGCTAACGGCGAACCACTCACCTCATTTTCTGAATTATCGGTTTCTGAATTATCGCCTGCTGGTCAAGGCGATTTTATTTACAATATTAATACAAGTATTTTTAAAACTTTAACTTATAGTAGCGGGACAGTTACTCAAGCAAGTGGTGTAGCGTCTGTAAATTCTGGTGTGAATGTAACAGGCTCTGCCGATCTTGCATTGAGAAGAAACTTAAAATATAGACCGGGTTTAGGTTCTTTGGCAAGATTAACTTGCATGTTTGATACTGCAATCTCTGGAAACGTACAGCTTGCTGGTATAGGTAACCCAGAGTCTGGTTATTATTTTGCTTATTATGGAACAAGTTTTGGTATAATTCATAATGAAGTTTCACAAAGAGAAATAAGAAAACTAACAGTCACAACTGGCGCAGGAACAGGAAATACCATCGTTACTTTAAATGGTGTTGCTGTTGCAGTTCCAATGACTGGTGGTGCGAACACTGTGCAAACTGCTCATCTATTATCACAATATAATTATTCTGGCGTTGGTACTGGATGGTCTGCTGATGCAATTAGTAGTTCTGTATATTTTATAAGTTCAAGAGCAGCTTCTCTTGGTGGAGCTTATAGTGTTGCCAACAACTCAATAGTAGGTTCTTTTTCTTCAATTCTTACGGGCGCTGTAGGTACTCAAACATTTATACCTCAATCTTCTTGGAACATAGATCGTTGTGATGGCACTGGTCCAAGCAGCTTTGTTATAAATCCACAAAAAGGAAATGTTTATCAAATAGGATTCCAATATCTTGGTTTTGGTAATGCATTTTTTGCAATTGAAAATCCAGAGACAGGTAGAATGATTCCGGTTCATATGATTAAGAATACGAATGCCAGAACAACACCAGTATTGAAAAACCCACAAGCAACTACAAGAGTTGTTAGCGCAAACATAGGTGCTACAACATCTGTTTCCCCTAAGACATTGAGTATGGCTGCTTTTACAGAAGGCATGGTTAAGAAACTAGATCCAAGATTTGCTTACTCAACGAGCTATTCTAACGTCAATAGTGCAACTTATCTTGCTCTTTTTACGATCAAAGCAAATACTGTTTATGCTAATCAGACTAATTACGGAGAATTTGATATTCTAAGAATCGCCGCTTCGAATGAATCTACTGCAAAAACACTTACAGTAGCACTATTTAGAAATGCCCCCTTGGGCACCGCAGCAGTAAATTATCAATATATAAATGAGCCGTATAGTATTTGTTCTGTTGCAGATTTTTCAGCTTCACCATTGTCTTTTTCTACAACAGGCATCACACCGCAATTAGTATTCAGTGTTGGAGCAAATAGTGCACAAACAATTGACCTAGTTCCAGAAGAATTAGTAAACAATTCTGGAGAAACTATCACCGTAGCCATCAAAACATCGGGACAAGTATCTGGAGAAATTGGCATTAACTGGTTCGAACAACAATAAACAACTATTTATAACATGAAAAATATCTTTAATCTATTAAGAAAGATAATTCCGACCTTTGGGAAATTTTGATGGAGGGGAGCGATGAGCAATTACTATCTTTATTTTGATCGCTCCCAGAAACCTGACAATTTTTTTATAGTTACAGAAGTTCCTTTACACAAACAAGATCCTATGATGGTATCGCAAGATAAGGCTGAGTTAGAAAACATTTGCATTCGGCTAAACAGTGTGTTACAATCACAGCTCAAGAAAATGCTGGATGACCAGAGTTTTTTTTTAAAGTAAAGTCTGCAACTCCAATAGGGCGTTTCATAACTCCCAATGGCAACTACAACATAAAAATTATTAAACAAGTTGAGAAAGCAATAATTTTCTTTCATAAAAGAAAAAATGTTGGCAATATTATGTTATATACCAACATAGAAAATCTTTTCTATTCACTAAACAACAAAAATTTCATTTATTATGAGGAACAATGAAGGTAAAAGTATATTCAGCTACATTTACGAAGAAAAACGGTGATAGTCGATTGATGAATTTTGTAAAACCATCCGACTTTACTCATGATTTTATTAGCAAATATCTAGGAGAATATTCTCCTAAAGAAGAAAAACGTAGTTTAACTGAAGGATTGGAAACAGTTTTTGATCTTGACAATAAAGCTTTTCGAACCTTTAATTGGAAAGCGGTTATTGGCGATACAACCGTAGAAGAAAAAGAGGTATAAATGAAACTTAAACCACACAACAAATATATCTGGATAAAACCGCTAAAAGAAGAATCCAAAGAAGAACAAAATAAATTCTTCTTACCAGAGGACATGGTAAACCATCTTCATTATTTTTATGAAGTTTTAGATTGGAGCAGCGATTGCTCTTTAAAGCTAAAATCAAAAGAAAAAGTCGTCGTACTAGAGAACATGGTTGAGCAAATAAAAAATGGCGACGACTTCTTGTATGTTTGCCCTGAGAGTGCTATAATCGCATCCATCGCATAGGAGGAATATGAGCGATAAAACTAAACAAGAACATATTGTAGATTATGTAAATTCAATTGCTGCCCTTGATGATGCAATGAAACCTTATCGAGAGCAAAAAGCAGAGTTGCGTAAATCATACGTTGAAAATAAATGGCTAACCAAAGACGAAATTAAGATGGCTTTAAAAGCCTATCGTTTACAAAAAGACCAAACTGATATTGAGCAGCTTACTGAAATGATTGATATGCTACCATCTTTTGAAGAGGAGTAAATATGAATATCTTTGCGATTGAAGGTAATGAACAAACTGGCGAAATCGATTGGTATAAGTCGGGTCGTACTCAAGATAATATGCGTACAGTCAAAATGCTTCTTGAAAGCACGCAGCTTTTATCTTCAGCTATGCACCTAAATGGTCAAACAGGTCCGTATAAACTTAATCATGCCAAACACCCATCAACATTGTGGGCTGCGGAAAGTTCAGACAACTGGCGTTGTTTGTATGAACACGCCAGAGGTCTAGCAGACGAATATAAAGAGCGTTTTGGCAAAGAACATAAATGTTGTGCCGTATTGCAACAAATGATTGTACAAGTTGATTATGCCAAGTTTAATAATCATCAGCCGACTCCACTTAAACTTGCAATGCCCGATGAATTTAAATCGAGCAATCCAGTAAAATCATATCGGGATTATTACTCAACAAAAGAAAAAATGAGGTATCCAAAAAATAAAGTACCTGATTGGTTCTTAAAACGACGAAAAATTCCTTACATTTCAATCTAAAAAGAATAAGCCCTGCATAGATAATACCTATGCAGGGTTTTTTATTGTCTTTTGTAACTATTTACTTTGAACTATTAGTTCGGAGGCTTTAAATATGAATGATACTATAGTCGTTGGTTTGATTGAAATGGAACAACAGTTGCGTATTTTGCACTGGCAGACAAAATCCTTTGCTCGCCATGAAGCATATGGCAAAATTTATGGTGATTTAGGTGATTTAATTGATGCATTTATGGAATCTTACATGGGTGAGTATGGCAGATTTGAACTTACAGATGGCAATATTCAATTAAGAAACTTAGATGAAATGACAATTGGACCTACGATAGATGAATATATTGATTTCTTAGTTTCTTTTAAAGACCAGCTCGATCCAGAAAGAGACACCGATCTTCTAAACATCAGAGATGAAATTTTAGGTAACATGAAGAAACTAAAATATCTACTCACCTTAAAATAATAAGGATTTTAACATGAAAGACGAATCTTATTTGCAGGACTGGAAGTTATTTTTAACTGAAGTTTCGCAACACGCACAAAACAGATTATCTCATAAAGGGCATGTTACTAAAGGTTCTGCTCCATTTACAGAAAAGCCGCCAACAGCTCGTTCAAAAAGCGCTCCTGCTGGTTTTGGCGGCTCTAATGTTGCACCAGCGGCTGAGTCCTTGGCTGAAGTTGAAGTAGAAGAAGATGTTCTATTTAAACCTTTATCGAAACAACAGAAATCACACGGTTCTAAATTTGTTAGAATTAAGTATAAAAATAAGCCACTTGATAAAGATGGCATAATCGATCCAGAAACAGCAAAAGATGAAAAAGAAGAGGCTCTTTACGAAAAGAAAGATCGCTGTTATCGTATTGCAAAACGCAAGTATAAAGCATTTCCTTCTGCTTATGCTTGTGTACCAGAAAGCTCTTCAAAGGCACTAACAAGAGAAGGTTGGAAAACTGTAGAAGAAATTTCAATTGGCGAAGAAATACTAACCTTCAACATTTATAAAGATGAATTAGAATTTAAACCTATTTTAAACGTTCATAGATATAAAGATACACCAACACAAATAGTCCGTAGTGGAAATAATGGTTTTATTTTTGAATCAACATCAAATCACAAATGGGTAGTAAAACTACCAGAAACAGTGTCAGAAAGAAAAAACAAATATAATAGAATTAATGATATGGCTCTTATTGAAACTTCGGATTTATTAGAAAATAAAAACAATAAATTACTAGTTGTTAGTGCTCCATATAAAAGTGAAAATAATATAATAAAAAATAAGATTTATAAATATGGTGACAATTGGATAAAATATTTATTAGAAGCTAGTAGCGCACAAAGACAGGCATGGTTATTTAGTGCTATTGTATATGATGGAAATCAGCAGAAAGTTGAAAGATTAACTGAAAACAAACAAGGTAAAGAAGAGCTTGAGTGGAAATATGATGGCAAAAACGATAAACAGACTTTCGGTTTTAAACAAAAAGATATAATACATAGAGATGCTTTTCTTTTATCTGCTTTTTTAAATGAAGGTTTGGTTACTTGGAAAAAAGCAGATAATAAAGAAATATATTCCTGTCATTATTCTTCTAATAAAAGATACAAGAATGCAACAAATTTAAAGATAGTTGCAGAAAATACAACAGATGTATGGTGCCCAGAAACAGAAAACAATACTTGGGTAATGATGCAGGAAACAAACGGGCAAGGTATCATTACGATCACAGGTAATTCTGGTGCAATAGTTAAATGTCGTCAGGGTAAAATCTGGAAGAAGGAAAAATAAATGACCAGTTCAGAATTAAAACAAATAATCAAAGAGGAACTTGTAAAAGTATTACAAGAAGAATGGTCTAGTTCTGAACGTAATAAAAGAAAATCTAAGTGTTCCAATCCAAAAGGCTTCACAATGAAGCAGTTCTGCAAGAACCAAAGAACAAAATCGAAAGAAGGTCAAAAGAAAAATGAAGAAATTCAGCTAAATGAAAAATGCTGGGAAGGTTATACTCAAAAAGGTATGAAAACAATGTTTGGAAAAAAATATCCAAACTGCGTAAAGAAAACAAACGAAGCAAACGATCCAAAAGTTGGAACAGGTAAAAAACCAGAAGGTTCGGATCGTCGCTTATACACTGATGAAAATCCAAAAGATACTGTAAGTGTAAAATTTTCTACAGCAGAAGATATAAGAGATACATTATCAAAAGAATCTTTTAAGTCAAAGTCCCACGCTCGTCAATCACAAATTATTAATCTTATTCACCAAAGAGTTCGTGCTGCATATGAGAATGCTAAAGATCCAGAGGTTAAGTCCAGATTAAAAACTGCCCTTGATTATGCTGAAAAAAGAAAAGAGGCATCCAAGAAAAAAACAGAAGCGATGAAAGAACTTGATGAGCGCAAACTTGGTAAGCCTTCAAGCGAAACCAATTTAGGCGATTGGTTTAAAAGAAAAGGTGCCCCCGGAAAAGGTGGTGGCTGGGTAGATTGTAATACTTGTCGTGATGGAAAGTGCAAGCCTTGCGGCAGACAAGAAGGTGAAAAGAGAAGCAAATACCCTCGTTGTCGCCCAACACCTTCACAATGCAAAGGTTATAAGAGAAGAGGCGATAATCTTCAAAAAGAGGAATGATGATAAAAATAATACTTGAATCAAAAAAGAAATATGTCCAAGTTCCTCTGCCTGTAAAAAAGACAGATCTTGAACCTGTTATGTCTTCTGATACAATTGATTATCATTATGGTTCACTTTATAAAGGTTATGTTGATAAATCTAATAAAGGTGTTGGTGGCGAGTTCCAAAAAGCAGGAGCTTTTCTTCACAACATTTGGTTCTCTCAGTTTAAGAAACCATCAAATCAAAAACCAGACGGTTTATTTCTTGAGCTTGTAAATAGAAAATATGGTTCTTATTCTTCTTTCCAAAAAGAACTCAAAGAAGTTGCAATGAAAATTCAAGGTTCTGGCTGGGTTTACATGGACAAGAATGGTAATATAAAGACCATTGCAAACCACGAAATAAAACCAGACATTATCTTATTAATTGATTGGTGGGAACACGCTTGGGCATTAGATTATCAGGCAGATAAAGAAGAGTATTTAGACAACATTTACAAAGTTATTGATTGGAATGTTATAAATGCTCGTTTAGCGACGGAGAAATAATGGCTTATCTCAACCATAACATACCAACCATAACCTGTTACATAAGAAACGAATACTTATTCAATCACGAAAAAGGGCATGGCGAATTCTCATTATGCGATGTTCACTCTGTCGCATCAATGGAAAAAAGATCTCCTCTATTTGAAGCTTTCTTAGAAAACGGCGTAAATTGGACAAGAAGACCAATCTCAGCTTTTTGCTGGAAGAAAGATGCTCCTGTAAGAAAACTAGAAGAACATATTTATTGGGATTGTTTTAGTCCCTACATAGACGTACAAGTTAGAAACAGATTAGCTGGCTTGAAAGCTCAGTTGATAGACTACAAGGGGAACAAACACTTGGGTCAATACATGTTTACGCTTGATTGGTCTTGGGAAAATAAATCAGGCAATATGGACACAAACTTTAGTGAAACTCCTGAACATAAATGTGGTCACTTATTCAAGATGGATGAGGGTAACTTTTTTGTTTATCCAAATAATAGAATCATTTGGTACGATGATGCTTGGACGAAGGATAGAATAAAAGGAAATCCCGGTTATAAAATTGATATGACGGTTTATTCTGTTGAAAATAAAAGAATGTATGAGACAGATGAACAGTATTTCACGGAGTTTTCTAAGGCTAAGTAACTATTTAGGTTGAGGTAATAAATATGAATTTTAAACAAATAGCCAAATTTGGCTTCAAGCTTTTTCAAGAAAGAAAATTATTAGAAGCAAAAGGCGAAATGCCCTCTGTTGAGCCACTTCGCTTGCGTACATACAGCGAAGAAGAAAGTGGTTTTTGTAGACATAATCCTTTAATCAATCAGTACGCACGCGAATCAGAAGAAAATCTTGCAGAAGTTCTTATTTTCGTTGTAGCAACGCAACTTACACGCTGGCCAGATGTTGTTGCAAAATTTCCCCATTTGATGAATTACATTTATACAAACAATGGTATGTTTAAACAGGGAGAAAATAGATCCGAAGAAGAACTTCCAAAAAACTTTTCAAGTTTGGTAGTCGGCAAAACTGATGCTATTGATTTCTTGTGGAAAAATAGAGGTCAAATATATGGGATGTTATCCCCCGCTATAAATGGTTATCACGAATCTCGTTCTGCCGCAAAAGAAGAAGCAGCTTTTAAATTATATTTAAAATTATTACAAATGCCAAGGCTTGGTTTGCCAAAGGCTGGGTTTGCTACACAATTGATCATTGGTAGATTAGGTTGCATAGATTCTATTAATACAAATATTTTGCAACTACCACAAGATATAATAACAGTTGACTCTGACGGCAAAACACGTTTTAAAACGCCCGGCAAACAAGACAAACCAACTGAAGATTTTGTTTCTAGTTTGACAAAGGGCGGCGTTGAATTGGCTAAAAAGTATGCTGATTATCTAAATAATTTAGAACGTCTATCTAACGATAATATTACAAAAATATTATGGGATAATTGGTGTGACATTGTTGCTTATAAAATTAAAAATCCAAGAACAAAATTCGATGTAAAGCTTCAAGGCGGGTTATCAGGTGGCGAGGTAGAATCTGATTATCCAAGAAAATATGCTTCCGAAAATCCATCTTCAGAATTTATGAAAAAATTTGCTAAAGATATAGAAGGAACAGACGTTTCCTTACAACATTATCCACCAGCGTTAAAAGCCGCTTTGAAAGAAGCAATACGCAGAGCACTTTTAGAATCTTCTACAATGGCTGGCGGAAATGTTGAGGGTGGTCCAACTAAATCTCCTTTTGAAGATGTTGTTTCAATGATAGAAAAACATAAAAAACCAAAAGGAACTTCTTTGGCTGGTCGTATGACTGAAAAGAAGAAATTAATAATAAAGAAAAAAATAAGTGAAAAAATGAATCCCGCCACTGATCCTAGATACCCTGTTGCAAATACTGTTGGTTTAGGCAGAGCTGGTACTGGCGCAACTGGCTTAGAAGAAGGGCTTGACGAAGATGTTGAAATGGAGTATCTTACCGAAGCAGAGGCGAAGAAAAAGAACCCCCCTCTTGGCAAGGTTAAAAGAAACCCATCTGGTTCAAAGAAGAAGTTCCATGTTTATGTAAGATGCGGTGGTAGAATTAAGAAAATCTCATTTGGCGATCCAAACTTATCAATCAAGAGAGATTCACCAGAAAGACGTAAAAACTTTAGAGCAAGACATAAGTGTGACAAGCCAGAGGGTAAGAACCGTTGTACAGCCCGTTATTGGGCTTGTATGACTTGGAGAAGAGGCACTTCTGTTTCGGATATGACTAAGGAAGAGTAAACCCTTTATAGCTTTTTGCCTTACCAGTACAAACTTTATTAAACCAAGATCTATCAACTCCTAATTTGTCTGCGTATAAGCATGGATTTTCAAATTCATGTACATTTCCTTCCTTATCTAATAATCTAAAAAGTTTTATTTCGAGTGGTTTATATTTATCTGCAAATTCTTCTTTGTAGTAACAAAGCCATTTTTTATGTTGTTTAGAACTACCTTTTGCTACACGAATCATACATGAAGGCTGCAAACTGTGATTTCTGCAAAACTCTTCTAAATTTTTTATTTGAAAAATCTGTTGTTCGGGCGAAACAGCTACCCATTCTTTAGAACTTAATTCACGCATTTCCTCTTTTCGTAATAAGAACTTTTCTCTTATCTTTTGTGTATGCTCTACTGTCTGTTTCTTCTTTTCTTTTTTTGTTATATTATAACTCCCACCTTTCATTATATTATAACCATTAGGTGCAAGGGAATTGTGTTCTTGGATGAGTCTTATTTCTTCTTCGTTCAATTCTTCACGCGAAGAACATTTTTTAATTATTTCTATTGTAAAATTTTCTTTTTTATATTTTTTAATTGCAGCATGTAATGGAGAACCAGATTTAGAATAACTTCTAGAAATATGACCATTCCATCTTGTTTTTAGTCTTCTTGTGGTTTGTCCTATATAAATCTTTCCATTTACAGTGTTGGTTATTTTATATATAATCATTTTATTCTCCTTTGACTATTTATAAATAGTATGTTATATTTTATTGGTCTTGCTATCAGTGGAGAGCAGGAGCCAGAGCCAAGAGCGAGGAATAATGAAGCTTTTTGTCTTCGATTTTGATAATACACTGTTTCGTTCTCCATACCCACCAAAAGATTGGAAAGGTCCGTGGTGGGCAATAAGTGTATCACTTGAGCCGCCAGTTGTGCCAGCTAGACCAGATATGTCTTGGTGGAATACTGAAATACTTAATAAAGTTAAAGAATGCTCAGAACAACCAAATAGCTATACAATATTACTTACAGGACGCAAGGAAAAAGAGTTTAAAAATCGTGTTATTGAACTGCTTGACCAAGTGGGTATAAAAAATTATTTTGATTTTGTAGGGCTAAATGATGGCGGAGATACACTAGATGCAAAGACCAGATACCTCGATAGGTATTTAGAAAAAGATTCCAGAATAAATGAAGTTGAATTTTGGGATGATCGTAAAATACACGAACAACCCTTTAAAGATTGGGCAAAACAACGCAAATTAGTTTGTATTCACCATTTATTAGAACCAGTAAAAAAAGAACCAGAGGCACTTCCATGAAGAACAAGTTTATAGTTTTAGTTGGACCACCAGCGATTGGTAAGTCCACCTATACAAAAAACACATTAGCTTCATTAAGACCAACAATTATTAGTCGTGATGATATTGTTGAACAAGTATCAAATGAGAGCGGCATAACATATAATGAATATTATGCAAAATTAGCAGATCCTGAGTTAGCCAATCTACGAGAGAAGGTAGAGCATATCGTCCAGAATAAATTTAAAGATGCCATAAACAACAATGAGAATATCGTTGTTGATATGACTCATATGAACAAGAACTCTCGTAAAAGAACTTTAAAATATATTGCATCTGCGGACTATGAGAAAGTCGCAGTTGTATTTAAGTTTGAGAAACAAATGATTCCTTATTTGCAAAAGTTATCCCTTGGCAGAACAAAAGAATATCAACAGGTTGGTAAAATAAAATACATTCCAGATCATGTATTTTATGAAATGGCAGACAGGTTTGAGCCAGTTGACAACGGGGAAGGTTTTGATACAATAGTTCACATCGATGATTCAGATAGAATTTATGGGGCTTAATGAACACTCTTCTACGTTATCCCGGCGGCAAAGCCAAGGCTGTCAATAAACTTCTACAATACATTCCAACAGATACAAAAAAAGTCGTTTCACCATTTTTTGGTGGAGGTTCTTTAGAATTTGCGCTTGCTTCAAATGGTATTGAAGTTCAAGGCTATGATGTATTCAAGCCTGTTGTCAACTTTTGGAGAGCGGTAAAACACGATAAACATAAACTGGTTGAGGAAATTAGAAAACTCATGCCAGTTACAAAAGAAAAGTTTGCATTACTTCAAGCAGTTCTTCGTCATAAGAATGACAAGCTATTTATTTTAGACCATGAAGCTGCTGCTATTTTCTTTGTTCTTAATCGGTGTTCTTTTTCCGGCACTACTCTTTCTGGCGGGTTTAGTGAACAGGCTGCTATTGGCAGATTAACAGAAAGTTCCATTCAACGAATTCTTAATTTTGATTCATCAAATGTTGAGGTAGAAGCTCGTTCGTTTGAGGAAGTCATACCATACACAACAGAGTTTTTATTCTGTGACCCGCCTTATTACCTTGGCAAGAAGTCAAACTTGTATGGCAACAACGGAGACACACATAAAAACTTTGACCACGATCTATTGGCAGAACTTCTAAAGAAACGTTCTGGTTGGGTTGTGTGCTATAATAATGACCCTTACATCAGAAGTTTGTATAAAGATTACAAGTGGGACTATCCAAACTGGAAGTATGGTATGTCAACGGACAAAAACTCTAAAGAGATCTTAATTACGTGTCCTTGATACTATTTATATAAGTTCGGAGTATTTTTGATGATACGTGTTAAAGTAAAACATTCTCGTTTATTAGAAATGGCTTCTTTATCTCCTAAAGTATTGTCCAAAGACAAGGGCAAAGAAAAAAGAATAGATATTTTTATTAGAGCCATTGAAAATAATTTTGTGTTTACCACAAATGATGGTAGACCAGTTACGATTAAAAAAGAGGTAATACCTAGATTAGAAGCGTTAAGAGATTCGGGCGATGTTATTAATCCAGAAAACATTCAAAAATCATTTGGGTTTAGAAATATAATGCTGCCAAGTAGTTTGGGTATAATAAAATTATCAGATCTTAAAAAGCCAAAAGAACTTGGTGGTGAAGACACAGGCAAAAGAGTAGCACAAGAAGAGCAAGCGAGAGGGCAACTGCAAGAATTAATTGATCAGGCTTTACAAACAAGCGCAAAAGATTCTATTACTATTATTTTACAAGATAAAGATGGTAATGTTTTGCAGACAATTAATGGGGTCACTGGCGTAGACAACCAAGGAAAAGTGGGCGGCGTTGATCCAAAGGCAGATTTTGTTTTAATTAGAAAATCTGGATTGCCATCTGTATATATTTCTCATAAAGACGGAAGCAATCCACAAGATTTTGGTCAATGGAGTGGTGTATCCCCAAAGGCTGGAAGCACAATATTTACTCATCCAGAAGTGGCGTCTTTTGTAGAGGCATTAAAGAACTCTGAATATGTTAAAAACGGCGCTCTAGTAAATGGCATTACTGTTGCAAGAAGAATACAAGATCCCGCTTTACAATTATTATCTATTTTTGGTAATCAATCGGTTGTTGATAATGAAATCTCTAAAGAAGATGGTTCGCCAGAGAATGTCGATATAATAGCACAAGGAATTTTTACACTAGAACAAACAGACAAGCCTAATGTATTTATTTTGGGTGCGACACACATGATGATTAGAAAATCATTCGAAAATGATTTTGGAGATGGATATACCCCAATTTTGGCTGCCAGATACACCAGCGATGGAAGATCAAACTTTGGCATTAAATTTGCTAGAATTGGTATTTATCCAGAGAAAGGTAGAAAAATTGGTGCTTTTATATAAAGGAGAATGTTTATGAAACAATTGATGGAAAGCTGGAATAAATACATAAATGAGTCATCATTAAGCCGCACTTACCAGCATTTAATTGAGCATGATTGTGCAATTA